CCGTGCGATTTCATTAATTTGCTAACTAATGCACCTCTTGCTAATTGTTTGGCACTAGCAGGTCGTTTTCCACCAGCTTTTGGATATCCACCAAGTCTAGCCCCATCACCAGTAGGTGCTATCATTGCCCCACCTCTACCCTTTGCTCCAAAAAAAGCATGTACCTTTTCAGGTGGTAATACCTTGAATAATTCTGGGGCAATTGTATCGTGACCCAAATTATAACCAAAATCAAAAGGATTAACACCAGATATTTCAAAAGGTTTTCCAACAGAATTTCCAACTTTTTTTATCATATCTTCCCAGCCCCCACCAGTTTTTCGTCCTTCACCTCGTCCCATTCCTTTCATCAACATCGGAATAAAAGGAGCTACACTCTTGGCAATTTTCAAAAAAGATTCCATTCCTCCTCCACCATTCATATGCTGATGTGCTTCGGCAGCGTGTTGTAAATAATGATGCGGATTTCCATTAGATCTACCAGCAGCAGCCATTAATAGAGGAATAAAAGGTTCAGCAACTTTCATTACAGAAGTAAATCCTTTTCCAAAATCACCCCAAAAACCAGCACCTTCCATATCACCTTTTCTTGGCTTTCGTCCTTCTCCTTTCATATAACTAGTAAGAGCTTCTTTTGCTAAATCTTTACCAATTGGTGCTAGTCCTTCAGCAGCAGCTGAACCAATACTTTTCATTGAATCCCAAAATCCAGCACCTTGCATATCAGATTTTCTTGGTCGTCCTCTGCGTCTACCTTCACCTTTCATATATGATTTTAACATGTCAGTTCCGACTTCTTTTGCTACATCAGTAGCAACAGGCAAAAGATGTTTACCTACAGCACTAGCACCTTTGCCAAGATCACCCCAGAATCCAGCACCACATTTTTTCGGACGACCACGACCACGACCAATAGCACCTTTTCTCAAAATATAAGGTTCAGTACCAGTTTGATAAGGAGGAAAAGGAGCAGTATTTCTATATGCTTGAACTGCTCCACCTTTCATATAAGACATCAATGCATCTTTTCCAACATCTTTTGCTATATCAGTAGCAACAGGTAATAGATGCTGACCCACAGATTTGGCACTATTGCCAAGATCACTCCAAAATCCCCCACCCATTGTATCTTGGTAATTTCCTCCAACTGCTAGTGATGAAGGATATTGAGCTGCTAGTGGTGTAGGTAATACAAATTCACGAGTTCTTTTTCCACCATATAAAGTAGCATTATCATCACGAAGAAACATGGTAGGTTGTTCTAAATGATGAATCATATTTTGTTTATTACGATTCAAATGTGCCGAGATTAAATCATTATAACTTTGCATTATAATATTACTAAATATATTAATAAATAATAATTAATTAATTATTTATTAATAACTTTTTCTCTCCATTTTAGATTTATAATAATCTAAAATAATCTAAAATATATTTAATAGTGTTTTCTGGCACGGCTTCCAGCACTAGTAGCTCCACCACTAGTAGCCCCCCCAGAAGTAGCTCCACCACTGCTGCTAGACATATCAGGCATATGTTTTCGGTGTCCGTGATGGCGAAGTAAGCCAAGAATGTTAGCCATACCACGATTGCTCTGTTTTCCACCAACAAGACGACTGTATTCAGCACTATCAAGATGAGGAACAGGATTCTGTTCTTTCGTCTTTAGCACCTGTTCTTTCGTCAAAATTCCAGTGAATATCTGCGAAGTACCCTGTTGCGTTGAAAGAAGACCACTGTTAACACATATAATCAGAATTTCAGGCGTAATAGCGTAATCAAACTGATTAAATACTTTTAAGTTAAACTGGAACTGATACTGACCCAACGATGATGCGGACAAATACGAAGGAAGCGAGAAATCGTAACAAGGGTTAAGAACAAGAACAGATCCAACAGTAGGAACAAGTTTTGTTAAAACACCACCAGCAGCAGCAGGACCGTTGTTATTCACTGATGCTTGACCTGCGAATTCGTAAAACGATTGGGCTGACCCATTCCTGACAGACAAATTATATAGATCTTGCTGTGTTGCCGTTGCCAAAAGTCCAGACGAGTTATTGAAATTGACCGAAATATTCTGAATTGCTAAAAACGAAGCTGAATTAGACCAGTCCTGATTACCAAGAGGCTCACGAGCAACTATCAAAATCATATCAGGAACTTGATTCAACTGAATACTCATACTAGAAATAGTTTGAGACGAAGATAAAGCAGGAATTGCTTGCGAATTTGCCTGTGAAGTCAAATAACGAGGATAATCCATATAAGGAACAACATTCTTGGTGCTTATCTTGGCATACTGCTCTGGCTGTAAGCTTAAGAAATTGAATAACAATTTAGTAGCAGATAGACCAGTAGATGAAGGCAAAATATTTCCGACAGCAACAGAATTTCCTAAAGTAATTCCAGTAATATAAGGACAAGCAGACGAAAAAAGACGATGACATGTGCTATCAATATTAAGAACAAGCGACAAGTTATTAATACCCACAAGACCAGCCTGATTTTCAGGATCAGTGTTAATAAAAGGACTCAAAGCAACAAAAGGTTCAGTGAAAATAGCACCTAAAGTAAATAGCCAAGTATCAGTAACAGCCGTTGAAACAAGAGAATCATCAGCATATACCCCACCAATAAAATGCTGCACCACAATATCACAAGGAAAAGCACCTCGTGGCATCACATCATTATCATATGAATTGTTATTGAAAGATGCCAAAGAATTGTTATTTGTAAGAACACCATCAATATATACACCATATGCGGCATCAACCATACTAGGTGTCAAACTATTCCAGCGAGAAAGCATCCGACTATCGTTCATTTTCAAAAGAGGTGCTAAAACATCAGCCGTATTGGTTGATGTAGACACATTGTTAAGTGTTAGCTGTGTAGTCGTCATCAAACTATTCAAAGGAAAAGCTTGGAAAGCCGAATTAAGACCATATATAAAATCAACATTAGCACCTACAGGAACTTGATATGCGGCATCAGTTGCCGAACCAGCAGCAACTGTAATAGCCACTTTAGACTGAAGAAGAACATGACGATCTATCAAAATATTTTCAGAAGGGATCTGCACATTGAAAACCACAGATGAATTAGCAATGGAAATAGCGTTAAATTGTTGATAAGTAGATTGCGAAGCCGAAGACTGAACTCCATACACCTCTTCATCCGTAATCATAGCAATTCGTGCGTCTTCAATTAAAGCTGTTTTGAAAGTACTCATTATATAAACTATAAATATATTATTATTTTTAAAATATATTTATATAATTTGCTAAAGTTAAGTTCCTTTAATATTTCCTAAACTACTTTTCTTGGCAAATAGGATTTTTAATGTAGCAGTTGATCCAGAAGAAAGAAGAAGAGGATTTAAAACCCCATCTCTCCCTTTCCAATAACATACTATATCTAAATTGGATAAAGGAGTATTTCCGAATAATTGTACCCATCTATATTGGGCTGATGGATTATAAACAATATTTGGTTTATATATTCCAGCGTCTGCTATAATATCTGTAATAACTGGAGCTGTATTTGAATTATTACCTTGATTACCTGTAAAAATAGCACCATTATTAATAAGCACAGGAGTGCTTAAATTAGTTGGAACTATTGGTAAAGTATTAGAACAAAACACAACAGAAATAACAGGAGTCCAAAGAGATATAGTTGAATATTCTTGGAAACATTGAACTGATGGAACATCAGGTATAACAGTATGTGTTGTATTATTATATAATGGATAATCAATAGCTTGAAAACCACCAAAAGTTGTAGTTTGCAACTGCACATTCAAACCTTGATTATTTCCAGATAATGATTTTATATATACTGGAAAACTGCTAAATAATTGATACATTGCTGGATTCATATAAATTTTTATACTATTAGCTTTAGATGAATCATATCCATCAATAGCTACATTCAATATAGCAACAGCATCAGGCGAAGATGTGCTAAAAGACATTGCTGGTGTATACACGCTTGGCAAGATACCACCAGCAGCGGCAAATTGAGCTGCTAAACCATTATAACATGTTTGGAAAGTTTGATTAATTAAAAAAATCCAATATTGATAAGAATAAATATAGTAATATCCAGTAGAATTGTCCTGTAAAGTGGTAGCAGTTTGATTTGGTGGAATAGGTAATTTAACAGCTTGATTTTGCGGAACAAATTCTACATATGTTTGTTGAGTATAAGTAGCACCGCCTAATACATTATAAGAAAGAGAAACTGAATATATGCTTAAATTAATGTCAGGTTGATTTGGTTGAATCTGACAAATAAAAACAGGAAGTGTTGGTGTTTCTACACTAAAGCGAATAATTGACATCAAATACTCTTGCGGATTAAACAAAAAAGGAATATTTCTTGTTTCATTAAAATACAAAGGCGGTGGGGGTTTATCTATAGTTTGCAAATTGCTAATGACAACATCAAAATAAATCTTTTCGTTCAAATGCGTTAAGGAAACAGACATGTCTTATATTATAAACTGATATTATTTTATATTTTACTAAATCTAATATAATAATTTGAGAGAAAAGGGGGGGCTTCTATATACTTACTAAATATGTATATTATTTTTTAACCGATATTCTTTTGTATAAGCCATTAATTTTATTTTATTTTTTTGAAAATATTCTTTTTGATATTTTTTATATTCTTCTGATTTTTCTTTTCTTTTAGATGCAACATGATTTATTATATTATCTTTATTTTCTTGGTAATAATCTTTTTGATATTCTTTTTGATATTCTTTTTGATATTCTTGATGTTCTACTATTGTAATATTAGGTCTTAAAATATTACCTGTTGGTTTTTTAATATCATACCATTCACGCTCTCGTTTAAATTGTTCTAATTTATCTTTACAATCTTCATATTTTTCAACTAATACCATTTCAGTAAAAATCCAACCACCAAGATTTCTAATATTTTGATAAATATTATAATTATATTCTTTACTACTAATATTTATAGTGTTTCTCTTGTGACTTGATTTACGACTTTTAAAATTTGTTGTTGAACCAATATATAAACATTCACTATTCTCTTTATTTATAATTTCATAGATTATTACTTTAGAAAAATCTGTATTAATTTTAGGCATTATAAAGTATTATAAGGTATTATCTTTAAATTCATTATTAGATTAAATAATTGTAATAATCTAATGAATAACAAGCGAATTTAGATTATTTTTAGATTTAAATATGAATTAATTTTAAAATTAATTCATATTTAAATCTATTTTTGTTAGATTTTCATTAGATTTCTTCAATATAATAATCTAAATAGGCGTTTTATTTAGATTATTACCGATTTTAATCTATTTATAGATTATTTATTATAATACTTAATAAGTATATAGATTTTAAGCTATTCTTGTAGATGTTAAATAAATATCTGTTAGAGTTGAACTGGTATCAGGATTTTCATATAATACTTGGATATAACTTCCACTTGCTATATATGTTGTATATGATAATGATGCTATTTGTAATGTACTGACAATACATGCATTATTGAAACCTGTATTATTTGATGTTATAGATAATATACCAGATGGAGTGCATCCAGATACATTAGCATTAAAAGTCCATATACCTGAAGCTGGTATTAGCATATTGACAATATTATAATTTACACCAGCTGTATAATTTATTGGTGCTGGATTAAGAACAGCTGAAAATCCGATATAATTAGAACCAATGTAATCTTCATATATATATGATGTAGTTAAAGGTACACCTAAATTTATTCCAATAGATGAAATATTCATTGCTTGGACTCCTAAACCAATATCATTTAATACTTCTATAATTACTGATGTTGGATCACCTACACTATTTGATACTTGAAATTCAAGTGTTTCTTGATTTATTGTTAATGATAATTGTGTAGGGGCGTTAATCATTTCTATAGC